GTGCCCCACCAGCCGCCACGGAATCCATCTGTGGTTAACCAACCTGCGTTGATGCCAATACCTACCCACGGCATACGTGCTTCTATACTGTTATCACCGTAGTTCCAATTGTTATCACCGCGTCCCCAGTGTGCTAGTTCTGTAATGTTCTTGCGCCAACCTTCTGTGCCCAACTGTGCGTCACCCATGCTGATATCATTTTCAAGAGTTTGTGTAAACAAGTATGCTTCGTTAGCAGTCCAAGCACCGCCAGTTGTAAGATGTTCACGAGCAGTGATCATAAAATCAAATCCTGACTCGCTACGTTTAATCTTATCAGCCCAACTTAAGATGCTGTAGCATTGTTCAACTGTTCGTGTATCGTATTGGGCTAGTTGAGTAGGACAGGCTGTTTGATTGCGTAGAAATACTTGATCTGTGGTCCAACTACTATTAGTATTTTGAACTAGTAACGTCCATCCACCGCCTAGTGTGGTCATATCACAGTAGACAGCGACAGGATGGCCGTCGTTGATAGCATCATTCCGTATCCAGTAGACACCATCTTCACTGTCTGGATAGTCTTGTTTGATTTGCCAAGCACTGGTGCTGTATTCTTCTCTAGTCTTGCCAGTGTGAACACCCAAGGCTAGATTACGTGCTATAAGTTCTGCTTTCTCTCTTGCTAGGATAGCCTGTTCAGTTGTGCGTAGTGAAGCAGTTAGTGCAGTTCTATCACTGATAGGCAAAGCGTCATAATATGCTAATACCTTTTCATTACTTACTGCACCATCTGTATTTTGTAAAGACTCCTGTAGTGTGTCGAAGTTTTCATTAACGGTATTAATGACATCAACTAACGGATTAGCAGGGTGTAGGTCTTTTAGTTCTATTTTCTTAAATGTCATAGGATCCTCAAAGTTTTCATTGACGGTGTTAATAACATCAACTAACGGATTAGCAGGATGTAGATCGTTTAGTTCTAGTTTTTTAATAGTCACGATATTCTCTTACCAGTTAGTGCCAGTCCACGCCACACGGACCCAAATGTCAGTTACATTATCAACATAGTCTTGCTTACAATAGTAAATGTAAGGGTCGGAGAACACTACCATACCTTCCTTGTCCCCAGCAGCACCATAACTGTGTTCTGGCACGGTGCCATTAGGGAATGTAGTTCTACCATCTTTGTCGAATGTCCAAGTCTTATCAGCAACCTTGACATCAAATTCAAGATATTGACTTATGGTATAAACATTGCCTCCTCCAGAAGGAAATTCTGATCCGTCTGGCAATGGGCCTGATCCGCTACCAATTCTTATGATCAGGGCCACGCCACCGTTGTCTTGTACGGCTGTTATTGGCTTCCACCCTATTAGGCCCGGACCTTTGATATACCATGGTCCACCAATTTCAAGTATTAAACGTAATATTGGACTATCAGTATACATAAAAGACGCTGCCTGCGGGACATAATTAGTAACTGCATTAGTAGCGGTAAAACAATAGCCTTTTAGAGTATTCTCAGGAGGCGTTGTACTACCATCTAAACCAAATCTCCAATTTTGACTGGTTATACTGTTGTGTGTTCGTAGAGTAATTTCTCCACCGTTGTGAGCCCATACTGTGATATCACCGCCAGAACCGTATGTATTAGATTGTCCGCTTTCAATGTTGACGTATCCGCCATTACCAGTATTACTATCGCCTGCTTGGAAGTTTAAGTAACCACCATCCCCGCTGCCTATACCTTCACCGGCACGGATTTTGATATCGCCACCTTGGCCGTTGGTGCTACCACCCGGGCCAGCCCATACATATACATCGCCACCTTCGCCGGCAGTTCCTGTATATCCAGGAGCACCTTGAATAATAACTCGTTCAGCACTAATATTGTCCGCTGTACTAGATGGTCCGTAAATGATGGCCTGTTGTGATGAGTCGCTGAACTTTAGAGTTTGCCCAGTGCCGCTTGGATTAGCGTTATCGCTAATGGGTACTGTTAGCGTTGGGAATTGTGTAGTGCCGTCTCTGCCAAAATACCACTCGTAAGCGTCGCCAGTTCCGTTGAGATTAGTTTCAATGTAGACACCAGGCTCTTCAATATATAACCAATGTTTAAGTTCGTCAGTGCCGTTAGGATCGTCTTCTACTACACCTGCTAGTGTAGTCCACTGTAGTTGAACAAAACCATTAGGACCTGCTCCTACAATGTTAACATCGTAAGTGCTACCTAAATTACGTATAACACCAAACCGTGGCACGTTTAAGGCACCGGCTTGGTCTAAATTAACTTCGTAATCGCCATTGACTATCTTATTGCCAATACCAGTAAATGCTGTAGTTTGTACCGAAGCATCTGCAAATGTAATACTGGCAACATCAATGTCTGTGTCAGGGGCAGGCATCATTAAAGGTGCTGCATCAATCCACTGATCACTATACTTGATGTAGAGTCTACCTTCTAGGGTATTGAACCATAGCGTACCGTTTGATGCTGTTGGTGGCGTGTCTTGACGAACTACTGTGTTATCGCCACTACCACCAGTTTGGTCAACCCACTCGGTATTATAATCGTCACTGTTAATTTTAGCAAGAACTTGCCCAGCAGTACCACCTGTTGGAACGCCTACTCCATCTTGTCCATTAGTACCAGGTGCGCCATCTTGTCCATCGGCACCATCTTGTCCATCGCTTGGTCCGTCGGCCCAACTTAATTCTTCACCGTCTGTGGTTAAAAACTTTCCAGATTGTCCATCTTGTGATGGTAATGTAGTTCCGCCACCGAATATATCTTCGTATTCTGTATCTTCCGCTTTGATCTCTACACGGAACGGAATCTGTACCCAATCGCCTGCGTTAAAGTTATTGATAGCATCTGCTACATTAGTAGCATACATATTGTTGTCGCGAGCGTAGTCTGCTTCTACTTTTGTCCAGCCACTACCACCATTAGTGACGGCAATTTCATCAATAAAATTACCGTCTTTTTCAGCGGTATAAGTTGCTGGGCTATAGTTAGAACTTTCTGGTCGTCCTGATAATATATCAAAGCGGGTAGCATCAATAACTGTGACTGTGCCTGTGATCGTAGGATTATTGCCCCATTCGTCTTCATTGTCAACTTCTTCTGCGTAGTAGCCAGTGGCACGAGTCAATCCAGGAAGAACTAAATTACCGGTTGCTGATTCTGTAATAACGTTGTTACCGATATAAACTGAACCTGGACCAACATACACATGTCGGAATCTATTTGTCGGACTACCTAAATCTTGTTGTATATCTGAGTTAGGAATAAAATCGCCTGTAGCATTTATGGTAATATTATGAACACCATTGACTACAGCATCTGGATTAGCATCAACTCCAGCGGCTCCATCAGCGCCCTTTTGTGATACTATCTGCCAATAAGTGACGTTAGTAGGCGGTTCACCTACTACGCTGTTACCTACAGCATTTCTACGATACGTGGATCCTAGATAACTGACAATGTCGCCTTCTTGATACTGTGGACCAGCATCGTAGGCACCTTGCCAGTTCCATAGTGCGTCTGCACCTGATGGCCCAGTTTCACCTTGTGGACCACGAATTGGTCCAGCATTTTCCCAACTATCTCCGTCCCAAACATACCCGTCGCCTGTTGCAGTGACGACATATAAATCGCCAATTATATTTCCAACAAGAGGAAGATTACCAAAAGTTGCAACAGCACCTTTTAATTTAACACTGGTTCCGTCTGCACCTGCAGGCCCTTGTGGTCCTGTTGCACCTGCGGCCCCTGTTGCACCTGCGGCTCCTGCGGCCCCTGTAAGTCCAGTAAGTCCTCTTGGTCCAGTAGCACCTGCTGGTCCAGTAGCACCAGTGTCGCCTTTTGGTCCAGTAGCACCAGTGTCGCCTTTTTCTCCCTGCAGTCCCGGATCGCCTTGTGGTCCTTGTTGACCCTGTAGTCCTCGAGGCCCAGTTGCGCCAGTTGCGCCAGTTGCGCCTGTAAGTCCGGTAAATCCTCGCGGTCCTTGTGGCCCTGTGGCACCTTGGACGCCTTGTAATCCTTGCGCTCCAGTTAGTCCTCGCGGTCCTGCTGGTCCTGTTGCACCTGCTGGTCCTGTTGCACCTGTTGCACCTGCGGCTCCTGTAAGACCTCTCTCACCACGATCACCTTTTTCTCCAGTAAGACCTTGAATGCCTTGAATGCCTTGTAGACCTTGTGGTCCTTGAGCACCAGTATCGCCTTTTTCTCCTTGCAATCCTGGATCACCGTGTGGTCCTTGTTGTCCGGGCAGTCCCTGTGCTCCTGTAGCACCAGTCTCTCCTGTATCTCCTTTATCCCCCTTATCACCTTTTTCGCCTTGCCTTCCTCTAGCGCCAGCTGGTCCTTGTGCGCCTGTAGCACCTGTGGCTCCTGCAGGTCCCGCAACTCCCGCAGCACCAGTAGGACCAGTAGGACCAGCTGGTCCAGTTTCTCCTATAGTACCTGATGCTCCAGAAAGTGCGTAAGGTAAATTATTCCACAGAGTTACTCCGTCACCAATTTTTATACGATTAGTATCGATTTCGTAGGCTGCTTCTCCTTCCCGTAGTATAGGATTGATACTAGCCCAAACTGATGCTAAATCTCTTCTTAATAGTATTCTTACAGTCATTATTATGCTCCGCCGCCGTCTAACACAAGCTCGCCGGAAATATCGTCAAATGTTACAATGACATAATTAATTTTACCGGTATTTGTTCCGCTATGTTCATATTTAACCCTAGCCCAATTATACTTTCTGTTGTATGTGGGGAATTCGTAGGTCTTTGTAACTGTATCATTCATAGTTGTTACATTAAAAGTTTCGATAGTTTCCCAAGTAGTTCCGGCGCTTACGACTGCATCTTTGGTCCACTGTACAATAGCAGATCCTACTAGATTATCAAGGGAAAATTCCATAGTGAGGTATTCATCAACTTCTGCTTTTAAGAAATTAGGTCTTGTTATCTCTACAGCATCACTGTAATAAGTAGTTGTTCCTAACAAGACATTTCCCATATCGGTATTGGTAATTCCGTAAAATCTTGTTATGTATCTTGAAGGTATTTTTTCTGGGATTGTTGATCCTGCTTGAGGGAAAGCAGCTCCGACCAGCTCCATTAACCCTTCTGCGCCAAACTGTGTGTCAGCGTACAGAACGGTACGAGTAGTGTCTGCATTCACTCGATATATAGTGAATTTTAAGAATTGCGGAGTAACACCTTTTAAAGCATCAGCAGTTATATTAACTGTTGCTAATCCTTGAGTTGTTAACGAATTTACCACATCTGCTGTAAGCAAAGCTGCTCCTTTGACGTCTGTAACAGACATTTTTATTGTCATTCCAGATAGACTTATACGCTTTTGATCTGAATTTTTAACATCCAAGGTAAGTATATTATCAACACCTTTGTAAATTTTAATTTTATTTTGATACACGATTTTCCACCTCACAGGATATAAAGCCACATCTGCAACTAGATTGATTTTGTTTGGATATAAATAACATGAAATTTTTTGCATTTGGAATTCCCTATACGTATTTATGGTAAAATTAAGAGATAACATCGAGCAGCAACTACCCTTTATCAGTGTACTTAACTACGGAGAAGAAGAGTACGTTGGGATAATAATCAACCAAGATCAGCATGTTACCAGCTTCTACGACCTGGAAGCAGTGAAATCAAAGGAAGAAAAAACCCTGTTACTAGAACTGGGTGAAATTTGGTGGTGGGAAAGTAACCGTCAAGTTCCGATCAATATATTTTTAAGAAAAGATATTGAACCGTTTAGGTATATTATAAAAACGTTTAACAGCAAGGATGTAAGGATTATACTAGGGCCGGTAGTAAACCTTATGAATCTATCCTTGAAACGTATCAAAAGAAAAAGCGTACAACTAGTACGCCGACCGCCGTCTCGTTAACTGAATTCGTAGCTGATCTTTTCGCAGATTAAATTCATCTGCACTACAATAGCCACTGCGTAGGCCACTGCGTGAGCCTTCTTAAAGTAATATTCACCAGTCTCGGGCGGAATCCAGACTTCCTTCATTATCGTAGTCCAACTCTCCCCAATCAAATGCCTCTTCGCGGGGCGGATTATCGCTAGGACGGCAGCTAATTCTTCCACTGAAGTAGGGCAAGTTTTCTTCAGAATTGCCCCATGGCCATTCAAATGAAATAATAGATTTGTGAATTCCTCTTGTTGTAAAAGATCCCATAATGGTTCAGCCTCCATTAAATTTTTAAGATGTTCTTCACTGCTTATTTCTTTGTACAAGCTTACGTTAAGAAAATCTACTTTAAAATATCCACGTTCTTCTGCTTCTTTATAATCTAGAGTTGAGAAGTTTGATATAGGATTTGCTGGTATTTCGTGCGGATAAATTCCAGTGTTATGTGGAACAAGTTTATTGTTTTCCGAACGTGATGCTTTGATGTGATCAACTACATCCAGCACCTTTTGTCTATCTGCAAAGTCTATATCAATATCCGGCATTATTGCATTACCTGTGTTTCAAACAACATCAATGGCAGTTTATCTACTAGATAACTTGCATATTCATCAGCGGATTCTAGGTCATCAAATCCTGTTAGTTTTACATAAACAGTCTTGTCATCTTCGCTTACAATAACTTCTAAATTAAGACTCTGTTCTTTGCTATTTTCAACATTAGGACTCATAAGCTAGCCTCCCTGACTACATCCTTAACTAGACCAAGATTGTACCGTTCGTTTTTAAATCTTTTTACCCATACTTGGGGGTCTATAATACTACTTATCGATGCCAGCTGTTCATCAGACAGAGATGCTAATAGATCTTTGCCTGTTTGACAATTAAGTATCAACCACGGACTTATTTTACCGTCTTTAATATCAAACGTTGCCCTATTAGGACTTACATATTTGAAATAATGACTCCATACACTATTATTTTTTTCAGCCCATATGTCCATAGTTTTTATACTACGTTCTAGTGCTACTTCTGCATGTTCTGTGTGAATCAGTTCTAACACATATTTTACGTAGAGCTCGTCGCGGCACCAATGATCTAACTTAACTCCACTCTTTACGACCCAGTCGATAAAATGTTCTGGGTATAGAGGATTTACATTACTAACAAAACTGCCAAATTTTACAAATGCATTGTAGTACGGACTTTTAGCAAATTCGCTGTATGTTTTATCTTGCTTGGCATTCTGCGTCAGTTGAAAAAATCTAATAAACGTTTTAAACCCAATTAACACATGTTTCTCAGTGGCGGCTAGATGTCTGCGTTTTTGTTCACAGACATGTGTTATCAGTGTGCTTTCTTTAGTATAACCATGCCCACAATATTGACAAGTATATGGTTTCTCTTTATTCACTTTTAACTCAAAATAATTTTTCAATTTCTTTGTCTTCGTAACCATGTTGTCGAGCTAACTCTTTTATTTCTTTTAGAGTCATTAATTCAGATAGCAGTTCTAATTCGTCTTGTTTTTTGCTTGGATAAAGTTCAAGTAAAAATTTCAGTCGTTTAGTATCTGCCTTTTTTCTTTTGAAACCTATCCACTCATGAAAAAAGATCTTACGACTTTCATGACTGCACATACACAATAGTTGCCACTGCAATTTAGGATGCTTTTGTAAAATATTCCAATGCTTGTTAAAGAATTCATTGACAGTGAGTACAAAATGCTCTTGCATTTCTCTTGACTGCCCTTTTACATTGCTAATATATCTATTAAGAATAAACATTTCACTTTTTAATGACTTCCGTTGGTCATCAGTGATGTCATCCCATAAAGTTTTTGCACCAAGATCAACTGCTGCCAACTTATCTTTTAGTTCGATTTTTTCGCTCATAGTCTTCCGTCATTTTATATATTAGTATAGCACGATCTAGAGCCTTTTGTAAAGCTGGATTGGAGGGAGCGGCTCGACGAATATTACCCCATAGTTGATCTTCCATCATATGCTCATGAAGCGGACGACCATCATTGGTACGAGGGTCAACCTTGTTTTCGTATTGATAACCAATCAATTTACGCTCCGTTGTACCAACTTCTCGAGCATATATTTCTTCACCATTACGCTCATAGATGTATGTAGCGCCAGGTTTAAGTGTTCCCATATTACAATAATTTGTCTAGCTGAATTAATTCGTTCTGTCTTGAAATTTCTTTTACAAAATATGTACACAACGCTTTTGGTTGGTTGTTTAACGGTATGGCTAGTAACTGACTGTTCTTCATTTTAGGGAAATACCATTTAACATCGTTGTAAAAATTTACAATTTCAATAGGTTTAAATTCTACTCTAAAACTACTTAAAGGATTAAAACATAATGCTTCAAATCCTCGATCATTAAGACTGGTCAGTGGTAGTATTTCTATATCAGAGCTACTTTGGCTGTCTCCCACAGCTATGCTCCAATCGATGGGCATTGTAACTTCGTCGTTGCCTATTCTTAATACCATTGCAGGACTGTTGAAGCTTTCTAAAAACACTAGCGGTTGAAAAAAGAAATCTGGTTCCGAAGGTGTGCTGTTATCTAACACAGCAAATCTCATATTGTCGTCTACCTCGTCGGGTAAATTGTTTAAATCGAAGGGTATATTTTCTAGTGTAAGTATCATCATGTTGTTATTGTACAACAATCTATTTAGATTGTCAATCCCATTTTACTTTTTCTAACGTAAATGGATATTTTGCTTCCTTGTAAAATTTCTTTCTTTCAGTTAAGTGTCGTTTCGCGTATTTGCACGTCGACGTGATGTCCCAGATCTGTACGAAGTCTTTATCTTCAGCTTTTCTAATACCTCGCCCAATACTCTGTATAACCCTTGTAAAGCTTTTTCCGGACTCCAGAAGAACCAGATTAAAAATCCTAGGGATATTAATACCCACAGCGGCCACACCATAAGTCGCCACAATAATCTTGTTATCACTAGTTTTAACTTCGTCATATTCTTCTTTTCTATCTTTAGTTTTTACTTCACCTGATATAAACACACTATCTTCGATCTCATTGGTTAAAACTTTACCGGATTCGATACGATTTACCAGCACCAGTGTATTGCCAGTTTTAGCAATATCTTTGATCAAGTTACTAATATAGATTATTCTATCTTCGTTGGTGACAAGATATTTGTTTTCTTCAGCATAGCTTTTAAATTCTGGAAGATCGACTAATTGTAACACATTTACATGACACTGAGCAAGCACTCCTTTGTCTTGAAGTTCTTTAGCACTGACTCGACCAACAACAGGACCAATACTGGCAAAAATACTTTCAAACTCAAATGCTTCTTTAGGAACTGTGCCAGTTAGTCCCCAGCGAATAGGTGCATTGCACATATTCTGTGTGAGTAAATTCTTTAAAACGTCAGCTTTAGCTTGGTGTACCTCGTCTACAATAACAGTTTGTACACCTTCTAAAAATTCTGCTAAACTGACAATATCGTGCTCTTGATTTTTACTTTTCTTGTCAAGAATATTAAGACTTTGCCAAGTACAGATTGTATGAGTTTTATTGAGATCTTTGCGATCTCCATAGTACACGCCAACGTCTAATCCAACATTGATAAAATCTTCTTCTGTTTGTTCAACAAGGCTTTTATTAGGTACAATAGTAATTGATCGACCAAACGATTCACATAATTTTGCCAGAGTTGCAGTCATAATAGTTTTACCTGCACCTGTGGCAACTTCTTGTAATGCCTGGGGATTTTTAAGAAAATTATTAACTACTTCAACTTGGTCATCTCGTAGTCTTATTGGCTGGCCGGCAAATCTATGTCCCACAGGCCAACACTGATCTCCCCAAAATTCTTCAGTGACTTCTGGAAAATTAAGTTTTATAGGATTTCTTAAATCTTCAATCTCATCAACGTCAATACCATTTTTATCTAGTATTTCTAATATACGAGGTAGCTGATTAATATAACCATTTCCTCCCATACCAAACAAGGTAACGCTGCCATCCCACCTACCTAATTTGTAAGCAGGATGATATCTGGCGTAGCCTACCTCGTACTTAAAGGCATTAGCCAGCTTCCTGCGAATTTCCACAGGAAGGCCTTCAATTTTAATATTAACTTCGTCTCGTATGACAAGTTTACACAATGACATCAATCTCTCCTGCTAGTAGTACTTTGTCGGTATGATAGATAATAAGATCAACATCTGCACAGTATACAGCACTTTTGTTATTTTTAAAACTGTTTGTGAAACTAATTACAGTTTTTGGCTTCCATGACGATTTTAGGAAGAATTTTGGTAATTTGTTGTTAGCTATACCAGCTATCATTGTTTGATCGTTTAAATTTTTATTGAACTGATAGTCAGCTACTGATGAGTTAAAATTAGCAGTGTCTTCAGATTTATCAAATCTAAAATAAATTCCAACGTTACTGGTAAGATTATGAGAGGCCAGTGTACTATACAAAAAATCCAGTGTTTTTTTGTTGACTTGTGGGGTATGTCCTTCAAAAATACAAAGGACCGGAAATCGATTAAGATCTTTTAAAGACTGCATTACATCCGCTAAAGGAACAGTTCCTTCGTCAATAAAAATTTTGGTATTTTTTCTTGCTGCAATTTTTTCTGTAAGTGTAGTAGCCGTAAATTTCTCAAAAATTTGGTATTGATACCGAATTTTTTGGTCGTTGAGCTTGAGAACGTTTTCTTCTGATATTGGGCCAACTCTTGACTCGATAATTTTTTTAAATTTTTCATTTTCTGTTTTGAAGATGTCAAATTTATTATTGTCGTTGGTTAACAATTTATCAATCTCATAGTAAAAATTCAAGATTTTGTCATCAATGTCAAAATCTTCCCTTAAAAAATGCTCAACAAGTGTGTGTACATTTTTTTCAGTATATGCAATGCCATAGGTACGGGCTCCGATAGCAGAAATTTGTCCTTCAACCAGTGGGCCCAGTGAAATTAATTTTTCTTTGAGACGCTTGTCGTAGGTAAACTCAATACATACTGCATTTTCACCTTCAGTCGAGGGGTAAATTTTTCGAATTTTTTGTATTAGACGAAAAATTTGTGACCAGCTGTTAGCTTCAATACTAGATTCAACTGTTGGTTCGATTATTTTGATTGCTGGTATATTTTCTTTAAAAATTTTTAATATTAGCTTGGCTTGATTTTCAGTTAAGAATTGTCCTTGATCAATTTGATTGCTTATGCTCAACAATATTCGTTTATCTTTGTGAGGAAATTGCAAATTATTTGCTTTTAACTCTACAGCAACTTTTTTTAGGATAGCGTCAAGATAAACAATCATAATCTTTCAATATCTTCTTCTTCACATTTGTCACCATATTGTACTTCTACAATTTTACAGGGTTCATCAAATGGGTTGTATATACGATGCCAGTCATTTTTTGGAATAACCAGCTGTTTGTGCGGAGTTAGTTCAATAGTAGGTAGTGCGTAGCCTCCTGGCATACGTTGTTCTACCAAACAACGTCCAGAAGTAACATGCCAAAACTCTTGCCTGTACTGATGCCGCTGTAAACTCAACGACTGGCCTGGCATGACGGTGAGCTCTTTAACTTTAGTACCCTGTACATCATGTAAAACTCTATAATAACCCCAAGTCCTAATAGTTTTAGGATTCTTCCAGTCTTCTAAAATCCAAGAACTTGAATTTTTCTTGTCAGCCCCTCCGACACCAAACACAAATTCTATATTAGAGTCAACTACGTCCATCTCTGGAATGTTATGTTCAGTTCTATCGCCGCCATTAGCAAAAATTATTTTGTCATTTGGATAATGAGCTCTTACTTGTTGAATAAAATGTCGGGCTGAGCCGTCTTCATCATCAAATGTATAAACCTCATCGACCATTAATAGATTATTAATGAGACATAATCTCTCATTCCATGGCATGAAGGATCTTCCCTTCTTACGTTCTAACCATTCGTCGCTGTTAAGTCCTACAATTAGCATATCGCCAATCATTTTAGCAGCTTTGAAATAGGCTATGTGGCCTGAATGTAAAGGATCAAAGCCTCCATTTACTAAAACAATGTTCATAAAGTAGCATCCTCCATTCCAGCAACTCGAAGTTTAATAATGTTACTCAACTGCCATTGTTTAATGTCTAGACTCTTGGTTATACCTAACCATTTGTTACGTAATAGGGCAAATTCGTTGATAATTTTTTCCATATCAATAACATCCGACTCGCCGTCGACGTATTTTTCAACATCTCTTGAAGTAAGAGCACGTTGATATGTTTCTAGGTATTTTCTAAACAAAGAACTACGCAATCTGCGTAGCTCAATGTTCAAATATTCCAGTATTGCTTCAATTTCTTGTAGTTGACCAAATCGTTGTTCTACAATACCTGGCATACTGGCAGACGCTTTTTCAATATTTCCCGCTATGCGGCTATCATTTCTTGCTGCCACTAATTCAGCTTCAAAATATGCAATAGCATCTGGAATATTTGAAATATCTTTCGATACTTTAGAATACCAACCCATTAATCTTCGTCCTCGTCAAAGTCCCAGTTGTCTTCTTCGTCAAGACTTTCTTCTGTGTCTTGATCAAGGTAATACTCAATGGCTGTATCTAGAGATTCGTCAAAGCCTACTGCTGACTCAAGTACTTTATCACTTATTCCGTGGTCTGCTAGCAGGTCTACATATCGTTCTGCTAGTGCCTCGTGAGTTTTTCTATCAGCATATTCTTTAAACAACATCCAAATATCAGCAATTTGATTCTCATTCATGATTTAAGATTTCTCCAGTTTCAAGATCGATGTTAGATTTTACATTAGGATTGTTAGCAAAGTCAACCATGACATTGTCAAGACATCCTTCCTCGTTGCGTTCCCATTCTTTACGGTAAAGCTTAATTTCACTACCATCGGATCCAACATATTTAAGTCTGTTGCCATCTTTTTGGAGGAATGATTTTGCTTCGAACAAATCAACAAGACCGCTATAGGGGTTCATGCCTTGCTCGTATGGAATTTTAATTTGTAGTGTTTCAAAAGGTTTAGCATAGCGTGTTTTCATAATTTTACATGAAGCACGAATACCTTTTACTTCTGAAATCTTGTTGCCATCTTCATCTTCTTTCAACTTTAGCTTCTTCATGGCAACCACAATAGAACTTGCGTAAACGAAGCCTTGGCCGCCTGAGATTTTATCGTCTGGATCGAACATATCTTGGCTAGCGTATGTGTGATTTGTACAAACCATTCCAACATTATAACTCCCAAACATGTTTACACAGTTACGGACAAGACTAGTCAATGCTTTAGGCTTACGACCCATGTCACCTTTCATATCACCTGCCTCAAACTGATTAATATCAGTAGGAGTGAGCAACATACCAAGGCTATCAATGACAAATAAAACTTTTGGACGTTCTGCCATTGCCTTATATTCTTTCATGAACTCTGAAATGGTCTTTGCCACGTCATCAATCATGGCCATGTTTAACTTAAGAAGTTTTTCTTCTGAAGTATCTACACCTAATGCTTCAAGCCATGCTTGGTCTAGTGCATTTTCACTGTCAATTAAGACAACATAGATGCCTTGTTCCTGTGCGTGTTTGATAAGGTTGCCAGAGCAGATATAACTCTTGCCTGCGCCAGATTCTCCCGCAAATACAGTGACCTTGCCCAAGGGAATCCCCTTGTTAAAGTCAGAACTAATCAAATAGTTTAGAGCAAAGTTACCAGTTGAAACCCAGTCAGTAGGATCATTGAATCCTACACCTAACCCGTCAATGCTCTTGGTTAGGGTTTTACGAAATTTTGATAAGTCAAATGCTTTAGTGGCCATAATTATTGATCCAATGGTAATGTGTTCCACTCTTTAACTAGAGTGAGTACGTCTTCTTCTGTGTTACACAGAGTTTTTGTATTAGACCAATCTTCTTTTTTATTTCGGCCACCAATTTCTACCATCCAACCATTGTCATAACGATTAATAGTAATTGATTCATTTACTTTTGCTAATTTTGCCAATTTACTCATATTATTCTCCTAAAAGGTGTGAGAACTCGGGCGTAAGAACTATGTCTCAGAGGCCCAAGCCGTATTTTTATTGCTTGTTACGATTGCGAATCATCGCAAGAATGTCTTGTGCGCTACCACTAGGAGTAGTTTTTGATTCAGCAACAGGAGCAGATGCGCTCTTTGCAACAGGAGCAGGTTCGTCATCAAACTCGTCTGCAACTGGAGCAGGAGCTGCCTTGCGTGTAGTGTTAGGATCACCAGTCGCTTGGCTCATACCTGCTGGTTTGAAGTATTGACCCCAACGTTCCATATCATATGGCTCGCCGTCAACTGATGCTTCAAACATTTCCTTAATGACTTTAACTTCAACATCACTAGGCTTCTTGGGTAAGAAGTCTTTGAGACTATAAAGTCCGTGAGTAGCAACTGCTGCCTGCTCTTCGTCATTTAACGGACGCTCACGACGGCTCCACTTTGATGTAGAGTAGTCAGCATATCCACCTTTGCTGGTTTTGATCAATTTAAAATCAACACCATGTACAGTATCAGTTGGGAGATTGTCCATTTCTGGGTCAAGCAATGCACCGCGGATCAATTGGAAGATCTGTGGGCCGATAATGAATCGACGAATTGGATTTTCTGCTTTGTTGTCTTCTTTAAGACCGTCTTCTACGACAAAACCTTGGAAAATGTACGAACGCTTTTTCCAATATTTACGACCCATGTCCTCAAGATTAGGATCTTTAAACCAGCCACGAACTTCTGATAAGATTGGGCAAGTTTCGCCGTACATCTCAACGCAGGGAACGTTGACAATGATTTGCTTTGAATCGGTTTCACCTTTGACTCCAGCAAACGGCAATTTGATCATTGCACGTTCTACCCAGAAAAATGTGTTATCAGTGTTACCATCGGGTAAAAAGCGGACTACTGCTTCTTGACCTTCTTTGAGATTCCAGAACGGGTAAATTGAATTGTCACCGCCTGAACGTTGATTGTTGTCGGAACCACGTAGTTCCTGTTCTTTGAGCTTTGCTCGGATTTCTGCTAAAGATGCCATAATTATTTCTCCTATTAATAGCCTTTGTTTTGCATTTCTGCGATTTTATTTGCCTATAATTTACTTTACACCATTGTAAAATAAAAAAGCGCATACATGTTATTGTATACGCTTTTATTTATTAAAGCAAGAGAAATCTTGCTTAAAAGTGATTTATTTTAGCCGTTTTATCTCATTCCGGCTAATTTTTTCATTCTTGTCATTTCGCCAATAGTCTGTAATTTAGCAATTACCTTTTCGGCAATTGGACCTGCACTATCGCCAAATTTCTTTTCGCAGGCAATTTTAACACCTTCTTCTCCTTTTGGAAAAGTGCCTTCTTCTGCATTGTACATACTCTTAACAAATTCAATTAACTCATCAGATTTGTTTCCAAATACATCTTCAATCTTCATACCTGCCTTGGTAATAGCTTCGCCTAGTGTCATTTCTTTACCAGCAATGCGAATAATAGTTTCTGCTGTTGCACCAGCCTTCTTTGCCTTTTTAATAGCATCGGCCATTCCCTTTTTAGCCAAATGACGGGCTTTATGTTTAATAGTATTTCCAAACTGATCTTTATTATCGCTTGATTTTTTGTAAGGACCATCAAACGGAGGATCTTCTTTTTCTTCTGCAACTGGAGGTGTTGCTGGTGGTGTTGGTTCAGCAGCAGGGGCAGCAGGTGCTTCTGGAGCTGGGGCAGCAGTTGGTTCAGCAGGTGCTTCTGGTTCAGCCGGCATTTCGGGCTCAGTGGGTGTTTCTTCAAAATTAAGTTTGCTTAACACATCTGTGCCGTTTTCTTTGTCTTTTATTTCCACATAATCTTTAAGTATGTCTCGTACGTCTTGGTCTGGATTAATGTCTGCTAGTTCTTTTAGCACATCCATTAGATCATCGTCTTCAATAATTCCTGATAAGCTCTCAATGGCATTATTTCCATCTGTGCCAACAGGAAAAGGTTGTGATACTAATTGATTAAGTTTTTCAATAGCTTGATCTTGCTTCTCTTGATCATCACTGAATATGTCTGACGAACCCTCTACAATGCTGTTAAGGTATGATTCAAACTCGTTAAATTCTTTAACTTCTTTATGAGCGTTTTTATCTTCGTCTTCGTCTTCTTCGTCAATTAAATCTTCAATAGTTAAATTTTTAACTGGAACATCGCTTTCATCTATTAGTTTAAAAATATAAGGGAATACATTTTTAAGTTCTTCGTTGAATGTACGGATAGTCAAACGATCAATCCAATCATTCATAATTTCTTCAGGTATTTCTTTTGCAGATGTCTCTTCAAAATTTTCTGCAAATTGTTCGTAGTGATTAACATTTTGTAGACTAAAGATTTCTTTTTTAACTTGATCAATGCGCTCTAGAACTTTAAAATTTACTGAACTCATTGCTTCGCTGACCATTGGATTACGTTCAACATAACCTTTAAACATACGTAGTTTGCCAAGTTCTTCACTTAAACTAGTAATGTGTTGACCCATTGAGTCATAAGGTGTTCCGCCATGACAGATATGTTGAGCTAATGCTCTAGCACCATTTAAATGTTTGAAAGGATATTTAAATCTTTCACCTTGTGCATTTTCAATATAGATGCTTTCTATTCGCTGTGTTCTACCAGCAGGATTTTCTAAATTAATAGGGGCACTGTGTTTTACAATAATTTTTGATTCGCCAAACTGTTGAAAACTAGTTTTGCTTGTGCCATATAGTTTGCTTTCGGTCATGTTGCCGTCTCCGGATTTTTTGGATAAAAAGTCGTAATCTCGTTTTTCTAAATTACTCTTTGAAATGTCTCGTGTATCAAAATTTAATAATTTTTGTTTTGCAAATTCTCGAAGTTCTTTCAGAAATTTGTAAAAATTCTTTTTGGTGTAATCAGATTCTTTGTCTACTATAGCATTTGAATAGATAATTGTAAGGCCGTCTTTATCTCCGTCCTCGTCTTCATCTTTTTCTGCAAGATGGATTGTAATTCTTCCTAAATTTTGTCCATCAATTGCGTAGTCAAAATCAAAGAATCTAGCTTCTGATGGTTTGCCTGTGGTTTCGCTTTCTTTGTCCTTAAGGCTTATCTCTGGAAAAGAAGTACGAATTTTAGCAAATAGCTCTTTAGCAATTAAATTTAGATTTTTATTCATATTCGTATTTATCACATGTTTGTGGAAATAAAAATTGGCATTGGCATGTCAATGTCGTCATCGCTGACAAGATCACTGCTGTTAATAGTGGCATAAACCCGCTGATCCCAATCTCCTAGTACTTGACTCATTCTAACTAACAATAAACATGCACTTACTAGATCGTCTTGTTCATCATTTTTAGCTTTAAAACTTACTCCATGTGCAATAAAAGTTTTAAGCTCTGAAATCAACGGCCTACTGTAAATAGCCATCTTATTAGTTTCTATTAGATGTTTTAATCTAGCAGCAGCAGCAATTTTTGACCCGTGCGTAGTGTTAAATCCTTTGCGGAACTTACGCACATGGCCTTTTCTTACAGGTTCGCTAACAAATAGTCCTGGAAAGTTTTCTTCTCCAATATCTTTTATGCAGACTAATCCTGCTTCACCAACTGTGTTATTTTCTATAGTCCAATAGATGCTGTTAGGATTATCGTCGCCCATGAAATCATTAATGTATCTTAATATTTCTCGTAATATTTTAATCTGCCCTTGTATAGGCGTAAGATTGTGTTGCCACTCTGCTACTTGAGTAAAGCTAGGTAATTCAAACACTTCTATAGCAGCATTGTTGCCTCCTGTACCTAAACTAGGATCTAATGTAATAGCATAGATACTTTCTTTGTTTAATTTTTTATACCAGCGTGTCTGACCTACACGTTGAATTGGCTCCATACCTTCTAGTTCTGATAGTTTAATGCTGTTAACTAGTGTTTCGTCGTAGATTAAGAATTCACAGTTATATTCTCGACGGAATCGTTCTTCACCAATACGGCCTCGTTCAGCAGTTTCCCAGGCAGAATCTCTATCTGGATGCTCGCTCCATTTACAGGTAAAAGGAAAAAATCCATTTATACCTACTTCTTGTTCATTGCCAAATTCGTCAAACTTCTTGTTGGCTTCTTTCCATATAATAGCAAACGTGTCTTCGTCACTGTTAGGTGTTGACGTGATAATTGCTTTACCGCCTGTGGCTAGTGTAGGTGATATGGATGTCCAGAATTCATCAGCGATATTGGGGGGAACAAATGCAAACTCATCACAGTATAGTAAGGAGATAGACATACCGCGGCCTGTATTGCCAGTAGTAGTTGTAGAGACAATGCGT